GCCCGTGATGGCCCGATTTTTTGTTTTCCTCGTATGCTTCTTTCATGGTGTATTTCGTGACGTGCTGGGGTCGAAGGTGCGCGTAGAATTCCTGACGCTCGACAGCGTAGACGATTCGAAATGTCCCGTTGGCGATTCCAGCATCCCAACACAGGTCGTCCTCTTCAACCCAGGCGTGAACGAATAATTTGCCTGCGTTCGGCTGTTCGGCTGGCATCAGACAAATCGCGTGAACAAGAATCAGGTGCAACGGTGGCGGCGCAGCCGCGCGAAGGGCTTCCAGAACACGCTTTTCCATGAACCCGAGCGCGTCATCGAAGCACTCGTGCGTCGGATGAATGGTGTCGACTTTCAGGACGCCCATTACTCGTCTCCAAACACGTCATCCGCGTCGATTTCACGGTCGCTGCCCTGTTTGTATTCCTCTTGAATCGTCTCGATGTCCAGCTTCGGCGCCGCGCCCCTGGGGATGGATGGTGGCTGCTCGTTTCGTGGGCCCTTCCGGCGGAGCTGTCGATAGGGTTTGCGTTCGACGTAGAAGCTCGAGCCTTTCACGTCGGACAGGTTGTAGACCACGCCGGTCGGCAGCACCCCTTGGCTGTTATCGCCGAGCGCCGCAAGGAACATATTGTCGCAGAGCGTCCGCTCAGCCTTGGCGTCCTTCAACACCTGGTCGGCCACGCGCCGGCGGGCGTCGTATTCCACCAGCTCTGTCGGCAAGGGAATTGATTTTCGATTCCCGTTCGGATACAGGCGCTTCAGAAATTCCTTGGTGGCCTCAGTCCCGTCCGGCGGTGGTGGGTCGTTCAACTCGAAGCGCCGCCACCATTCATCTACCGCGCCTTCGAGCAGGGCGATGAATTCAGGGTCGCGTTTCAGGTCCCCGTAGGCAATTTTCACGCCGCCAATGAGACAGACGACGGACCCGAGATACATCTCGGAGCAGGCCATCTGATGCTGCACCTGCACTTGGTATTCGATAGGGGGTTCCTGGCGCCAATCCCCGCCCTTGTTGAAGCTGGCGCTTTTGATTTCCAGCACGCCCGGACGGTTGCGGAGTATCTCTTCCTTCTCGTCGCGATTGTAAACTTGCTGTCCGTCCAGGGTGGCCACCATATGCGGCTTGGTCGGATGTCGACAGACCCAGAACTCACCCACGGGTGGACGCACGACGACACGCCTGGTTAACTTCACGTAGAAATCCGCGATGGGCTGTTCGAGCACCAGGCCGAGCTCGCGCGCGAAGCTCTCGCCCTTGTCTTCCGGCTCGAGCCCTTTTTTCTCGTAGTAGAGCTGCAGGCTGGACTTCCACGGGCTCACGCCCAAGATAGCAGCCACTTCGCTCGCGCCGATGGCGCCGCGCCGCAGCTCCTTCCAGGCGTCACGATTCGGCAAGGTCAGTGTATTCGACATATCGGACATGCTCCGTTTGTGGGGCAAGGGCCCGCTGGGCTGGGCCCTCACGGGTCTATTGCACGGCGCCGGCTGTTTCCGGCTCGCGCTCGCGACGTGAACGCCGGCGACTCGCCGGTGCTTCGTCGTCACGCGGGTCGGTGAACTCCGCTTCCACGCCTGGTCGCAGCTCGGGTGCCGCGCTTGCGTCGGTCAGCATGTCGCCCTGTTCGGGTTCGAACGTGACGTAGTGTTGTTCGTTGACGCCGTTGGCGAGGAAAAGCAGCTCGTTTGCTTCGGGATAGTAGAAACTTGCCGAGAATTTGGCCGCGAAGACCGGCCCCTCTTTGTCCTTCCGCACCTTGAAACTGCCGATGCGGACGTTGCGAACACGCATGGAATCGCCGCCTTGGTCCGGGGCCATCTTGATAGCCATCTGCTTGATGTCGCCCGGCCCGGCCAGCTCCGCGCGAATCAGGTCCGGCAACGGTTCGCCGTCTGAGACGCCGAAGAGGCGATTTTGCATGTCAACCGTAGCCGCCATTTCGCGGGTGAACGGTTGCATTTCGAACACGCACGCCACCATCTTGCGCGTGGTGTCCTTGCCCTTCTCAGTCGTGAAAATCACGTCTTTGAGATAGAGCGGGGTGTTGGCTTTGAACATGCTCACTCCTTCCTGACAGGCCGGGGGAAGGCGGCGCCCCAGCTCTTTGTATCGGTCTGCCGCCACAGGTCAGTCGAAATAGCCCAGAATCCACCCAACGATAATGCCCGAGATAATCATGGCCAGGCAGTCATGGCAGAGCGCGGCTCCATACTCGAGCGGTGCCGAACAGTTCCAGCAGTGACGCCGATTGGCGCTCATTTTGGGTTGTCTCCTTTCTGTGCTGCTTGGTAACGTTCTGCCATCCGTTTGAGCCCGTCGAGGATGGCTTCGTGAACCTCTTCCGGGCTGAAATCAAACGCGCGAATACACAGGCCCCTGCAGGGAACGGCGCGCCCCTTCGCCACGTCGTAACGGCGCAGGCCAATGTAAACCGTTCTCGCCGAAACCCGTTTCTTTTTTTCTTCAGTCATCGTCATCGGCGCTGGCCACGACGGCCGCGTGCTTCTTTCGAATCGACTCTTTGCGCTCAATAGCCTCGATGATTTGCTTTGTCTTCTCGAATCCGATTTCGGGGAATGCCTTTTCCATGCAGAGTTGGCACACCTCGAGCTTCCAGGCCGCCGGAATCATCGCCGCGGCCCCGATGCCGTCGAAAATCACTTTGATTTGGTGCGGGAGCTGACGCTTAATGTCCGCAATGATGCGCTCCCGGTCATCGGAGCTAAGTGGAACCTGCACAACTGGATACGGCAGCTCGTCGTCTATCAGTTCCTTGCAGATGTCGCACCTGAGCTCTCGTTTGCTCCACATTTCACATCGTCCTTTCAGGCGTGTCCTGATTCATGGGATTTGCTGCCGCATGGATGGCCAGTGTCGAAAGGCGGTCAAGCTGCGCGTTGGCCATATTGCTGATGAGCTGAGCAACAACGAGCGTGTCCTTCGGGTGAAACATCTCCAACGCATTGACTTCGCCCTCGACCTCCTTTTTTTCATCGGTTGCCTTCCCATACATACGCAGTCCGATGACGTGAATCAACGCTTGTGAAAGTGCCACCTTTGAGAGTCCGTAGGCAGCATCTAGATTTGTGAATGAATTCTCGGCCATGAACTTATCGAGAGTGGGCTCGAAGGCTCGAAAGAAGCGACAGGCTCCGCAGTCGCACGGTTCTGTGTCCTGGTCCATGGTCAGTCCTCGTCGAAATACGAGCGGCTCGCCTGCCGCGCCTCTTGGGGTTCCGCTTCTTGGCGTCGTTGTGGTTCGCCGCGCGTCGGTGGCTCTTCGCGTGCCGGCCAGGAAAAATCGAGCGCCTCTGTGCCCAGGGCCCGTGTTTTCTGAGCGAGTTTTCGCTGAATCGCCTCGCGGACCATCAATTCGGCGCTTCGACGCCAAACGCGTGCCTGGTCCTCGTCACGGTCATAGTCGGCCATATAGGCCTCAGCAATTCCCAGCGCCGGGCCCATAATGTCGTCTTCCGAGCACAAATCGGACACGTTCCAGCTCTCAAAGAGTTGCGTGACTTGAATCACGGCCTGTTGAAGAAACGATTCCCGTAGCACGGCGCGCGAGGGTTGAGCGAACGCCTGCCCGCCAGTCGGTGCCGGCATTTGGCCGCGGTCGATTTTCTGCTGTATCGCCTTCACCTGGGCTGACCGGCGAATCTTCACGCGCTCCTGTTCCGTAACCTGCCGGTCGCGTTCCGCCTGGCGCTCGCGTTCGGCGTCCATCTCGCGCTGACGTTCAACTTCTCTGGCCTGCTGTTGGCGGATGATGGCCTTGTAGCGTCGACTCAGCGGTTCCGTCGACCCGCCAATGACCGCTCCACCCATGAAGGCTTGCGATAGTGGCGACAGCAGCTCGCGCGACACATCGATGGCTGCGGCCAGACGGCGATTGACGGCGGCCGTAGTGAGTGGGCAACGAAATTCGCCAGTGTCTTCGCTGAGACTGTGCGCCATGGCCGTGTAGCCGCAATTCAAGCACACCTCCGTAGGCTCCCCGAGCTGTGGCGACTGGCTGCCGCGATTGCCGTAAAATATATCACTCATCGAAATAGCCTCGCCGTTGACCCGGCACGATGTCGCGTGCGCCTGGGCCAGCTTCTCGCTTTCGTGCCGCCTCTGCTTCTTGCCGGCGTGTGAGTCGCCGACTAATTCGCCTTTCCTGTTCAAGCTCGCGTTGCAAGCGAACAACCTGCGCCCGACCCTCGTTTGCGGCGTTTGAGAGTCGCTCTTGGGCCACGAGGTCTTCAACCGTTTTGCCGACTAGACCAAGACGCTCAATGAGACGCTCGCGTGTCGCGAATTCTTGGGCGCTCACTTTCTCCGCGGGCCGAATGCTCGGACAGGCGAGCACGTCATTTGGAGCGGCGTAATGGTCGCTCGCCATGCACCCGCAGTGCGGGCAGATGTCCCAGCGAAGTAACGGCCGTCCGAGCACGTTGCGCTCGTCGCGCGTCCAGTTCCGTTTCTCGTCCATGGCGTTGATGGCGGCCGCCGGGAATCGAACCCGGGAAACCTCGGCTGGGGGTTGAGCATGGCGACACACCCCGCCAGTGAAGAATCTTGCCCGCGTGGCGCCGCCAGGAACCACACGCCAACGGCCGCCGTGCCTTTCAGCTCGTCAGCTCCGCCGGTCCAGCCACCGTAGTAAGAGTCCCAGACTCGCGAGTGCGAGCAACGTAGTCATCAGTCCATTCCCTCCGTTCGATGACCTGGACGATGGCGCGCCACAGGCGTTTCAGTTCGTTCCTCGAGTGGACTTTGATATGCGGTTCCGAGAACGGCTGGGCATACCGCCGGCCCGCCTTTCTGTAAACCATCAGCACCACCCTGCAGCTTCCTGGAATTTCGAGCTCGGAGAGCTCGGATTCGTTTCGTGACACGTCGCGCCTCCCTTGGGCGCAAGTTGCGTAATGTCGCAAACCAGCAGCCCATAGTCAATCAGAATTACATCAACAGTTTTTCAACAGAACTTTCCACAGCCTATTTTGCTCGAACGATTGGTTTTACCATCCACGACACCTTTAGATTTTCGTATCTCTCTATTTCCCATGCGTGCTCGAGCGGGCCATTGCCGTAACCCCAAACAACCTCGAATCCACACCCAGGGCAGAACCAAATATCGCAGGCCCACAGCTTGTAAGGTTCGCCTTTTTCGGTAAACTCTTCCAGGAGCGCGCCGACCGTCTTTGGCTTCATCAGGCGTTCGCAGCGCACACACGCCGGGCCCGGTCCTCTCATCGGTCGTGGTCCTTTCGAAACCGGTAATTGTTGATGGTGCTTAGGGATACGTATTCCCATTTCGACTGCCAACGCCACCGCGCGAGCGCCGAACAAATACGCTGCAACCAAGTCATCATCTACCCCTCATCGAAGAATGCCCGCGGCCCTGTTACCTGGGCGGTTTCCTTGGCGTGTGCGCGCACGAGTAGCCGTTCGCCGTCGCGCTCTTGAATCAGGTCGAATATCGCGCGGACGGCTGCCTGCATGGCCCGCTGGGCAACCCTCGCCGTATCGTGTCCTGGCTTGTCGAGCGCCTGGCGTGCCCGCTGCAGCTCGTCCATAACCAGCCGCGGTTGCTTTCTCATGCCCAGAGGCACAGCCCCCATACCGCGAGCCCGCCCAACACAGCTCCGAGCAGCACCAACGAGCCGAGTAAAGCCAGCGCGGACCAAACTGAGCCAACGTCGTATTGGTCGCCCTCTCCGTAGTCGTCGCCCTCTGCGATTCTGATAGCCTTCCCGCCGTCGTGAATATTGCCGGTGTCGCCTCTCATCGGTAGACCCTCCTGTGTGTTCCGTTTTTGCCCGCCCGTCCCCGTTACTCTTCGAAGTAAGCCCGCCCCTTCGGCAGCGTCAGCTTGACCCCCGCGCGCTTCTCAAAACTGTTCAGCCGCGCGAGCAAGTAATCGACATAGCGTTTTGCCGCCGTGAGGGTTTGAACCCGCCGGTTTGCTTGGCACAGTGGGCACGGCTGCCGGCGCCCTGTTGAATTCCATTCCACAAACAGAATTGTTCGATGGCCCTCTCCGCATCGCCGGAAGCGTTCGTCACTCGGCATCGTCGAAATACACCCGGCTTGCGGCCGGCCCGTCCCCGTTCTGGTCCGGTTTGAACGGCTGCACCGCGGCGCCTGTCAGCGCAGGCGCGAGCTCGATAGCCAGGCGGACGATTTGCGTGTGCTTACAGCCGCGGGACCCGTCGCGCGTTCGCACCTTGCCGAAAATAAACGACGGACAGTTACAGAACAGCCGGCCGGCGGCGTCCCGCGTGATGTGGTAATCCTTCGCGGCGCCCTGGGTGAGCGATTCGAGCGTGATTAACGTTTGGCGTTGTGGCTTTGCCATGTGTCCCCCTCCGCCTGTCGGATGGTGAAAACTAGGGCGCCCCGGATGGGCCAGGGCGCCCCCCTCGCGCGCTACCCCTCGGCCTCATCAAAGTAGGCCCGGCTCGCGCCCTCAGCTACCATCGTGTCCAGCGTCGACTTGAAGGCGGCCATGGTATCCGCCACCGCCGCGCGCATGGTGCGCGACTCGCGCAGGTCGTCCGCCTTGACCCCGCGCATCAGGCCCCGGATGTTCTCGACCAGGGCGCCCAGCTCCCTATCACCTGCTACGTAGTTCAAATCGTCAAAAAGTTTCGTGAACTCGTTTAGGTTATTGACCAGGGAATCCCGGAAGACTTTCGGCTTGTCGCCCTCCGCGACGGTCAATTTGTCAGCCATCGCGCCAACTAGCTCAGCGCACAACGTCCGAAGGCCCGCCCGCGCTTCCTCGAGAACGCCACCCCAGGCGGCCGCCGCGCGCGCTTTTTCCTGCTCGTATATCTCGGGGTCGACTTCCTTCAGGCTCGCCGGCGTCTCGAACTGCAACCACTGACGCCGCACGCCGAACGCCTTTCGCACGCGCTCCACGTCCGGGTAATCGCTCACGTCGGCCAGCGTGCCGAGCTTCGCGCGTGACTCTTCCGCCCTGGCCGGATAGACCTCGCAGAAGGTATCGACCAGGCGCCCGCGCTCGTTGATACGTAGCTTCAACCAGGCGTTGACCTCTGACATCCGCGGATTGGGAATCAACGAAATACCGGCCTTCAGCACCTTGGCCGGCAGTCGTCGCTTGGCGATGAAGCGCATCGTTTCGCCGTCGTGCTGGTCGATGGCCGTGAGCTCGGGCGCGCTGATGATGTCCTTCGCGACATGCAAGACATCTGGGTCTGTGCCTTCGGGCGCGAGCGTGCCGGGCGCCACCTTCCGCGTAATACCCAGCTTGCGGAACTCGAGCAGCAAGCAGCTCGCCCGCTCGGTGATGGTGGCGGCGTCCCTGCCGGCGTTCAGTCGGTCCAGCGTCTCGTCGCGCGTGAGTGGTGGCTTCCATGCCGGCTCTGGTATGCCAGTGACCGGCGGTTGGGTCTGTTGACGTTCCGTGCTGGCGGCGAATAAATCCACGGTGCTACCCTCCTGAAATGGGCGATATTGCCCTGTTAGTGCTTATGCCCCTGCGCGTGGTGGACGTGTTGAAGCTTGCCCTGCTTGCGCGTGCGCGTGGCCTGCCCGCCGGCCAGCTCGGTTATCCCTTTGAGGAACTCTTCGGCGCTCTGGTGATTCGCGCCGCTGATGGGGTCGGTTGTCGTTTTCAGCGTCCCATCGGGAAGTATTTCGACTTGCATCACGTCTTTGGTTGCCATCTCGAACCCTTCAAAAATTCAGGCGCGCGCGGCGCCCTACTTGATGACCTGGAACACGTTCGGCCGAACTTCCTTCACCTGCCAGCCGTTGCGCTTCGCCTGAAACCCGAGCACTTGACGCGAATAGGCCACCTTCACCCGGTCGGCGATGTGTTCGTAACCCTCGCGCACCGTCAGCCGGCCGCCCTCGATGCGGCAGCTTTGGCCCTCGAGGTAGAACGAGGCAACCCCGTTGCCCAAAACGCGGATGTTTGTCGCCTTCAACCCTTTGAGCGCCGCTTCGAGCAACGCCCGATTCATCTTCCCGATTTCGATGGTGTTGAGCTGGATGGTATCGCACGGCATGGCGTTAGCTCTCCTGATATTGGCGGCCAAAATTGAGCGCGGCCGCGCTGGACTTTTCCGACTTATCGGGCGCGATATACGCCCCCGGGAACGTGGCAGACAGGAACTTGCCCGAGGCGACTTTCCGCAACCGGTCGATTGATTCGGGGTCGGAAATGGACACGGGCACGATGAAGTTGGCCGCATCGCCCAGGCTGCAGCGCATCCGCGAAGCCAATTCGCAGACGTTCCGAATCTCGGCGCCCGTCCACCCCTTGTCGGTCGGCCGCTCGCTGGCGGCGTCCAGGCCGAACTTCCGCAAGTTGATTTTCCAGATGGCGTCTCGCTCGGCGCGCTTCGGCAGGTCGAAAAACCAAATGCCGTAGCGGAACCGGCGCCGGAGCTCCGGCGGCAACACGTCGAGCTTATTGCACGTCGCCACGAAAAACGCGCCCTGTGCCGCGACCGCCTTGATCACCTTCATGGCCGCGCGGATACGTTCCTCAGACTGGCCGACCAGGGACCCCTTCGCGGCGCCCAGGTCGAGCGAGAACGTCGGCGCGCCGTGCGACCGTCCCAGGGTTTTCGAATAGGCCGACTTCCCCGAGCCCGGCGGCCCTACGGCAATCAACCCGGCCCACTCCTGGTCCTCCATTTCGCGGAGGATGGTGCCGAGCGCATCCTGTGATACGCCGCTCGTATCGCCCTGGGCGCCCGCCAGCATCTTTTCGATCTCATCGATACGGACGATGGCGCGCGGAGGCATCGAGCCGGCGAAAAGCCGCCGGCCAAAGTCCTTCGCATTATCCAGGCCGCCCAGGTCGTCAAACGTTTCGCGGCCGGTGTCGAGCGCAAGCCCGCGGGTCTGGCTGATAAATCCCCGCTTCCGGTCCCAGAGCTGGTCGACATCGATAGCGCCCTGGCCGAGCGTAATCGCGACCGCCTGTTCAATCGGGAAGGCTGCGAGCCCCGTCAGCGCCTCAATCGCGCGTGTCAGTGTCGGTCCGTCCGGTTCCTTCGGCGCGTTCTTCATGTTCTTTTTCGCGTTTTCTACCTCGGTCAAAATGATTTGCTTGACCTGCTCTTCGGTCGGGAGCGGCTCATCGATAACCAAGATGTCTTGGACGAGCTCGGCCGGTAACGTGAGCTGTGGCGCCAAGAGAATCAGCGTGCGGCCGTCCGCTTTGAACAGGTCCCGCAGGTTACAGACCGCCTGCCGGACCGCTTCATTGTCGATGCTCATGTGTGCGTTGTGGAGGAAGAGCATGGACCGCTGCGGCAGGTCGGCCGCCAGCGTCAAGCAGTCGGCCGGGTTTTGCCCTGGCACAATCCCGGGCATGTCGCCCGCCTCTTGGGGAACCACCTTCCCGCGCGCCTTCCGGCCTTCCTCGTTCAACCCCTGCAGCCCCCGGATAATGTCGTGCTGCAGAATCGGCGGCGCGGCGCCGTTGTAGCTCTTGAGAATCGTGGCGATGGTCGCTTGCTGGTCGGAGGTCGTGACAGCAATCAGCGGTGTCGCGACCTTGCGCGCCGCTTTGATGGTTTCGGGAACAGTCATAACAGCTCAACTCCTATCATGCTGCGCCCGGGTGCGGCCAGGGCCAGCGGTATCGATTATTGACGTGTGAACGCTTTCAGGGCGCCCGAAAGGACCTGGGCCACCCTAACCCCTGCCAAGATCGCGAGCGGGCCTAGGACGGGCCACGCGGCCGCGCCCTGGGCGATGACTTCGTGATGTCCGCGCGTGGTGTGCATAGGGCCTCAGTCCGCATACAGCCGGGTTGCCGGCGTGGGTTTCTTCGCCTTACGTGTCCGTTCGGCTTCCAGCTCCGCATCGGTCATGCTCGCGCGCTTCGCGTAGTAGGCCGCGCGCCGTTCCCAGAGTCGAAGTGATGTAGACGCGCGCTTGATGCGTTTCGAGACTTCCCGAATCTGCCGCCGCGCGTGCTCGAGTTTAGCCGCCGCGATGTCCTGGGGCGCCGGTTTCGGCTTCTCAGGACGAACCACGGCCGGCAGCTCGACCAGGCGCCCGCCGCAGTAATACCGCTGCCCGAACCGCTTCACGATAGCTCCACACAACGCGCCCCGCTGGACACGCCTAGCGCCGCACTTCTCGCACCGTCGCGCCTTCACGCCTGCCATCAGTTCACCGCCTTGAGCCTCGGCGCCCGGCCCGTCGCCGAGACAAACGCGGCCGTACGGGTCCGAAGCGCCTGCAGGTCCGCCGCGGGCAGTTGCGCCGCAAGCTGATTGACCGTCGTGGTGACTGAAAGGGTCTGGCCGTCGCCCCGGGAGATAAACACGCGGACCATGCCGTCCGCCTGAAACTCGAGCGTATACGACATCACGCACCCCCCTTCGTCCGCCGGTTGCCGCCACACGTCAGACAGGCGCCCGTCAGCGAGTGATACAACGTCTCCCCAGGACACTCGCACGGCCAGAGCGCCAGCCCCGCCGCCAGCTCTTGCGCAATCGTCCGCAGCAACCCCGCCGCTTCGTCGAGCTGCGCCGCCATCCGATAGAGCACCGGCGCCGCCGGCTCAGCCACGAGCGCCAGCCGAAAGCCCTCCGCTACGTTCGGGTCGACTTTCAGCCGCTCGAGAATCGCCGCCGCGCCCAGCCGCGCACTCTCCGACAAGTCGAAGCAATGCGGCCCCTCGTGCGGCGCCAACACACACCCCACAACCTCGCACCGCTTAACCCCATGACTCACTCCTGGTCCGCCCGCGACCCCTCTTGACGTGGCGTGCTCAGGCCCCGAAGCATCCGCCCGCCCGTCCCGGTTGTTCGTCTGATTTGCCATGCTCTTTTGTCTCCGCAACGCCCGACTTGTGACCGCCCATCGGCCAGAAACGAGCGCCAACTGAGGATACATGCAAAGCAAGTGCTAAGCAACAGTTCACCCAGCGCAGGCCCGAGCTTGATGCAGCCTCCCGCCTTGTGTGCCACCGCAGCACACCCGCTTACAGTTTTCGTTGAGTCTTATAATGGGCGTTATGTTAACCTTCGCCCCTTTCAGCCGGCCTGAATCCTAAACGCCAAATCCTTGACAGTCTTCGCGTTAGTGCGCTGGCACGCTCTCGAGCCGGCAGGGTGGCTTTCGCCCCGGTGCCGAGCGGGGGAGGGCCTCGCTGGCACAGCTTCGAGCCGCGCGGGGGTAGGGGGGTCCATCAGCGATAATTTTTACATTTTTTCACGTTTTGGGGGGCTGGGAGGGGGTTTTCGACACGAATCGGGCTCGTCGCGGTTGAGATAGTCTTCCATGACTTGCCAGGGATTGTAGCCGAGTTGGATGAGGCATTCGAGGGCGAGGGAATTGGCGAGGATGACCGCCCGTTGTGTGCGTTCGCGCTGTTCTCGAGTCATGGTTGCGGGAGCGGGATTTGAACCCGCGACCTCGCGGTTATGAGCCGCGCACTCTACCGGGCTGAGCTATCCCGCGTCAAGGTGAGGGGGCTGTTGCAGGTTTCTCAGGTCCCGGGGCAGGAGCCTGTTCCCAGCGATTCCCACAACGGGGACCCCCTCGATGAACGCTGCCCGTAGGCGTCCGGGGAAGATAGTAACGCGCGTGTCAAGTCCGAGTTTTCCTTCCAGGGGGTCGAATCGCGTTCTCGCGCGTGGGGGCAACCCAGGCGACGACATCGGGAGGCACGACGCGCCAGAAGAGCCGATAGCCGAGACGCTCGAGCGCGCGTTTGAGACTTTTCACCTGGTCTTTGGGTTCGCGTCCGGCGACGAAGAGTTTCATCGCTTTGGAGCCGTTGACCGGGTGCCAGTAGAGCTCGATGAGTTGTCCGGCGCGGGCGCTGCGGGTATGCTCCCACCACCACTGAAACGGGACACTTTCTATCGGCTTTTCCATCGTCCTGGTTCTTCCCCCGTTATACACCCCTATTTAATACCCCTTGTCAAGCCCCTTGTAGAGCCCCTTCGAAGGGACTTAAGTGCAAGTGTAAGTGTAAGTGCTTATGTAATTCACAGGTGTAGCTACTTACAAGAGCCTGTGGAGTGCGAAGCTCCCTACGCGCGCGTTAGTTATACGCGGGGCGATTTGTTGAGAAATCGGGCTGTTTTCGCCTTTCAGCGAAACGTCGCGGATTTTGGGTCGGAAAAATTTTCGCTTGACACGGAAAATCGAGTTGGCGTAGTGTCTCGACTTCGCCCTGGGGTTCCGCCTTTTCGTCGCGTCTATCCCTCGCCGGTCTGACGCGCCGACCAAGCCGTCCCGCCCCAGGGCATTCTTGACCCAGCAGGAGGCACGCGATGGCTGAGCCTTACGCCCCGGTAACTTACGCGACTGGCCACGGAGGGAGCTCGCCAGTCCAGACGGCGAATCGCAGTTCTCTCTCGAGTCTACTCGCGGACATGGAAGCCCAAAATAAAATCATCGGGGAGCTGGAAACCCGCTGCGACGTGCTCCATCAGCGACTCACCGCACTCCTGCCGCGGGAGCCCCAGACGACCAGTAAAGCGCCCGAACCGCCGGGCCGCGAGCGCCTCTATGGCTCGGCCGGCGCGTCCCTGGCCTGCGAGCTCGTCTCGAACGCGAACGACCGGCTGTGCTTTCTCGTGCAGCAACTCGAAAAGCTGACAAATCGCGTGGAGCTGTAATGGGCCTCGAACTCCTGGACATCGCGCATATCGCCCACGAGGCCAATCGGGCCTACTGCGAGATTCTCGGCGACACGTCACAGCTCCCCTGGCACGAGTCGCCAACCTGGCAGCACAAATCCGCCCTGGCCGGCGTTGAAAATATTCTGAAAAATCCGGCCGTGACACCCGAAGACAGCCATAAAAGCTGGCTCGCGCATAAGCGTGCGGAGGGGTGGATTTACGGGCCAGTCAAAGACCCGGAACGGCGCGAACATCCCTGCTGCGTCCCCTTCGAAGAACTGCCCGAGGACCAGCGCGTGAAGGACCAGCTCTTCAACGCCGTCGTGCGGGCGCTCCTTCCGACCTATACCCCACAACCGGCAGCATTGCCCGAGACGGAAGCCGTCGCCACGGACGGGTAACGGGCACGAGTGAGAAGCGCCCCGGGGGTCGCTGGTTCCGTGAGCGTGGCGGCCCGGCAGCGAGAACCCGGGGCATGACATCGAGGCGAGGCGATGGGCGGACAACCCCGAAATAGCGGCGTGGTGGGAGGCACCTGGATGTCTGCACCCCAAGTGCGGCGTCGGCCCGTTCTCGAGATTCTCCAAGAGCTCGCCGCCAAGACGCCCCTCGACGAACCGCTACTCATCACCCCGGCAGAAGCTCGTGCCTATCGTGACATCCAGGTCGAGCTCACCAAAAATAACGGGAGTGGGTTCTTGCCGGGGTTCAGTTACGCCGGCCGCGAGCTACTCGTCATCAACGAGCAAAGCCTCATCCCTAACCTGTCTGATTACCGCAGCCCACAGCAGGAGACACCGCCCGGCCGCGGGCTCTTTTCCGCTGCCGTTGATGAGGAAATACAAGGGCTCATCAAGGACCTCACGCCCACGAGAGAGCTCACGATTCCGACACGCGAGATGGGTGCTCGTATCCAGACGCAAGGCGCTGGGGTGGCGCTCCCGGAGGAATTTATCGAGCAACGGCGCCGGGATATTCAGGCGTTGGCGGCCGAGCGGAAATACCAGGATGCTGGCAATCCAGCCCAGCAAGCCCAGGGTTACGCCGGCATCGAGCGGTCGAGTGAACCACAGTTCCGGTCCGGTCGAAACGAAGTCCGGTTCATCGGGGAAGACTCCAAATTTCCTGGCATGGGTGGTGTGGGACGTGTCGTGCTACCGCAAACGAAGGCTCCGGCCTCGTCACCGATGGCGGACATCACGGCCGACGAATATCGTCGACTGAAGGACTTGTTCGTGTTCGCCCCGCCAGAAGCGAAGGTGAGCGAAGCCGCGTTCGTCAAATGGGGTGCGGACCAACTCGCGCAAGACCGGGCGAGTCGGGCGGCCGCGACCACTGAGCGCAACATCCCCGTGGGTGTTCCACGGGGTTATTTCGAGGAGTGAGACGCTTTATGAAGCCAACTGTCGGACGCATCGTGCATTATCTGGACCGTGAGCAGGTGGTCGCGAACAAGGAGAATGCGCAGCCCTATGCGGGCATCGTCACGCAGGTCAACCCGGCCAGGAACGGCCAGCCGAATGACACCGTAGACCTCGGCCTGTTCCATCCAGAATTGGGGTATCAGCTCAGGCGTGGCGTGCCAGAGGGCGCCGATGCCGGGTGCTGGCATTGGCCGGCGCGCGACGAGGAACCGAAGAAGAAAAAATAACCGTAAGTCTCCCTCAGCATTGATTTTATAGGCTCATGGCGGCGATGATTTCCCGCCATGAGCCAAGAAGACTCCTGCCCGCCCCGCGCCTACTTCGAGAGTGAAACCGCGCCGGCGCCCATGAAGGCGCTCGGCCCGCTCGTCACCAAGACGGGCGCCCAGCCCGAGCCAAACATCCTCACTGGCGGAAGGCCAGGACTCCCACAGGCGCTCTACGATGACCGGGCGACCATCATCCTTGCGCTCCGCCTTGATGGTTACACAACCGACGAAATCTGCGAGAAGACTGGCCTCGGCGTCGACCAGGTGCGTTACGCAATGCGGAAAGCGCGACAGGCCGGCCGCTTGCGCGATGTCATCGACCTGGTGGATAACGAGGCCGTTCCACAGGCCGTGGAAAACCTGTTGAAAAAGCTGCGCAAGAATGCGCTCACAGACGAATTTGGTGAGGCGGAACTCCAAATCTTGAAAGGCCGCGGCGTCTTCCAGAATTTCAACAAGAATCAGAATCCAGGCGGGGGTGGCGGCAATCAGCTCCCACCCCTGCAAATCAACTTCATCAGCCCGGGCGGTGGCGAGTTGCCGACCATCATCGTCAACTCGGATAGCGGCGAAGTTATCGGCAAGCCGCGCGAGGGGTAATGGGCTCGAAGGTCGCCATTGGCGCCGATGCGGCCGAAACGGAGCTGCTCTGGAACCGCTACCAAGCGGCGTTTTTGCAGGCCAAGGCGATGCGAACGGCCAGTGGGAAGCGTGCGTTCAACCGCTTTGCCCTCTTTGCCGGCCGGCGTGGCGGCAAAACAAAAATCGGGGCGGTCGGGGCCGTCACCGAAATGCTGCCAAACACGCTCGGCTGGGCGTGTGCGCCATCCTATCCCGAGCTGCAGGATTACGTCATTCCGGCTGTGTTGTCGCTCATCCCCCGTGATTGGGTGGCCGATTGGAGCATTTCCAGACTCGAGCTCACCCTGAAAAACGGCGCCAAAGCGGCCTTCCGGTCGCTCGATGACCCCAACCGCGGCCGCGGGCCTGGTCTGCATTGGTTGTGGATTGACGAAGCGCGGAAGGTCCAGGAGCTCGCTTACAACACCATCCTACCGGCGCTCACCGACAAGCCGGGCATCGCCTGGTTTACCACGACTCCGAACGGGTTCGACTGGTGCTACAAGCGGCTGTGGCTGCCGGCGAATCCGAAGAGCGAGAAATTCACGCCCGGCTATTGGGCAACACGCTACTACACGTCGGCCAACCCGTCCATCGACCCGGCGGAAATTGAAGCCGCGCGTCGACAGATGGACCCCTTGTTCTTCCGGCAGGAATTCGAAGCCGATTTCGTCACGTTTACGGGCGCCATCTACGGGCCGATGCTCGAGAGCCAAATCCTGAAAGAAACGGCGGAAATTCGCGCCGTCATCCCGGAATGGCCGGCCATCGCGCCAACGCGACCCTGCTACATGGGCATCGACCCTGGCGCGGACCATCCGTTCGCTGGCGTGATGCTGGTGTCGACTGAGGCCGGCCTGGTGGTGGTCGGCGAATATCTCGAGCGGAACCGGTCTGCGATGGACCATAAGCGCGGGCTCGTGCAGCTACTCTCTGGTTACAACCCGAATCGACCCTTCGAGCCGGAACGCTGGGCGATTGACCGGTCGCAAAAGCAGATGGCCATCGAGCTCGCCCAGGCGCCGTATCCCATCTACGCGACGGCGGCTGAGAATGATTTCCGAGCAGGCGTCAACCGTGTGCAAGCGTGGCTGCAGACCAAGCGCCTCTGGTTTGTCGAGCCGCGGTGTCGCAACCTAGTGGAACAGATGCGCGGCTACCGCTACGACAACAACTACAACCCGGATGGCACCGTCAAGCGCGAGCAGCCGTTCAAGGAGAACGACGACCTGCCGGACGCGCTGCGCTATCTGCTGATGATTCATCCAGAAGAGCCGGAGGCGGCCGAGCGCGTCGAACAGCGCAGAGGGTTGGAGACGTTCACGGACGAGCAGCGATGGGCCGTCGAACGAATGCAGCGTATCGAACGGCGCGAGCGCGGCTACTTCGATGACGAGACGGACGAGCGGGAGCTCGAGGCCACGGAGCCAGACGAAGAGCGCGATGACGCCCCGCTGGGGTCTGGCGACTTGTGGAGCTGAAGGGCACAAGGAGTAGGCGATGGCACGTAGGCAATTTATCCCCATTATCGGCGGAGTAAATCCAACGTTGGCAAGGAGTTACAGCGTTCGTGACCTTCCGCGGCCGAGTCCGGCGCTACGTGCGAAATACATTCCGCCAGACAGTCGGGCGGCGTTCGAGCTCGCGCAAGACCGCCAGGCCAAACGCGCGTGGCGGTTTGCCGTCCCACTGTGGCGGCGCCTCTGGTTGAAGATGCGGCCGCCGGCCGAGCCGCCATCGATTACGCCGGCGCTCTCATCCGCGAACTTTGCCGACGAAGACGGGGTGCCATTTTTCAACGGCGGCGGCGGTATTTAGATGCGCTGGCTATTGGCTCAGTGGCGCGCGTGGCGGGTGCGGAACGACCTCTATGAGAACGAACCGGACCGCCATCCGGCGCTCATCGCCATCGTGAAGGGCGAGGTGCTGCCCTGGAAGGGAACGCTGTGGCGTATCGCGGATGTGCGGGAGCGGCCTATTCCGGCAGTGATTCTCGTTCCGGTCATGGAAACCAAAGCCAGTAAGGTTCGCTGGCTCAAGAAGTTGCGACGAACCGACAAGATTCTCACGAAGGCAGAACGCGCCGGCCGAGCCGCCCTCGACAAGCGCGCGAAAGGAGCGTAGCAATGTTCGGAATGTTCGGGTATCTGCGCGCGGTGCGTGATATGTCACAGCTCGTAACCAACGTGCAGCAAGAAAACGTCAGCCTTCGGGAAGAGCTTGCGCGCGAGCGAACCGGCCGGTATTTCGCCCAAACGCGCATGGCGGAGCTGAAGACGGAGCAGGCGACGACGCTGGCCGACTTGAAAAGCCGGCTGGCCATCGCCCAGGCGAATTTCGAATGGTTGAGCGCGATGCACAACCAGGCGTCAGCCGAACGTGCGCAGCTCATGTTCGAGCGCCGCGGTCTGACCGTTCCTGCACCCACGGTCCAGGTGCGTCGGGACCAAGAGAACGCGCCGGCGGGTATCGGGGTGCCACTCGAGGACTTGCCATCGAACGTGGCCGAGCTCGCATCGCGCCAGGATTTTTTTGAGGACATGGGTGAACGGGCCGCGGCGGCGGAGGGTATCAAATCCGACACCTACGACGACCCATCGGCCCTGCTCAGGGAGTAGCAACGAATGGCAGCCTTCGATAGCCCGGTCAGTATGGCTCCACAGGCGTTCCCGCCAAACGTGGGCGCGGACCCGAAGAATTTTCAGCCCCGGATGGCGGCCGCCTTCGCTGGCCAAACCCTCGTCGAGCGACCGGTTGTGGAACCGTTCGACGATGACCAGGCGCTCCTGAAGGTCTTCAAAGACGCCCACAAACTCTGCTTCGAAAATCGATGGGTCTACGAGCGGAATTGGTGGCGGAACCTGCTCTACGTTCTCGGGCGCCAGTGGATTTTCTACAACGTGCAGCGCGGCGCCTGGCAGGACAAGCGGATGCAGAAGTGGATTCCGCGCCCGGTCACGAACAAGATGTCAGAAACCGTCGACGCGATGCGCTCGGTCTTCCAGTCGGTCGACCTGGAAGTCTCCTGCCAGCCCTCGAGCGATGACTCGGTTTCTATCTTGACGGCTGAGGCCGCGGACCGCATTCACCCTGCTGTGAAATACGAACACGGCATGAGCCTCAAGATGTTCGAGGCCGACTTCTGGAATATCGCGACGGGTAACGTGTTCATTCATCCCTGGTGGGATGCGCGTTCGGAGCATGGCACGTTGCTTGTCCCCTTCGAAGTGTGTGAGAGCTGCGGGCAGGTCAGTCCACCAGACCTCATCGTGAAAGCCGGCCAGATGTGCCCCGCGTGCGGGCAGTCGGCGTTCAAATTGGCGTTTGACGAAAACGGCAAGCAAATTGGCAAGGAATATCCGGTCGGCCGCGGTGCGACGGATATTGTGTCGCCCTTCGAGCTGGGCGTTCCGCCAGGCTATACGTCGTTCGGGTCGGTGCCGCTGGTCATTCGGCAGCGGTGGCGGACGAAAGAGTGGTATGAGACAAACGCCCCAGAGCTGGCCAAAACCCTGAACTGGTCGAAGAACACAAACGAACGGTCGCTGCAGATGATTCGGTCGCTCGCCTCGCAGTCTGACGTGCAGGGCACCACGCTTGGGGCGCAAAGTTCCGAGCCGACCGGCGGCGACGGCCTGACAGAATACGAGCTCTGGATGAAACCTACGCCAGTCTGGCCGAACGGTCTTCTGCTGCGGGTGGCTGGCGAGCAAGGGCGGGAGCGGGTGATTCGCATGGAGGGCCAGCAACTTCCCGGGCCCCTGCCCACACGCACGTTGCAGGGGCAACCGCTGTTCCCCTGGATTCATATGGCCTACAACCGTTTCGGCGGCCGACTCTGGGGACGTTCGCCACTCGACGTGCTCGTGCAGAAACAAGACCAAATCAATCAGCTCGACTCCCTGACGCTGATGGGCGTCCAGCGCATGAGTAACCCGGTCTGGATTGAACCGAAGGGCTCAGAAGTGAAGAAATTCACAGGTGAGCCGGGCCTGGTTATCAGATACAACGCGCTTGTTGGCGGTGGCAATGCGAAGCCCGAGCGTATCGAGGGAACCAATATCCCAAGCTCGGTCTTGAAGTTGCGTGAAATCTATATGTCGGATTTCGAGAGCCTGGCCGGCACGCAGGACGTGTTGAAGGGTGCCAAGCCAGCCGGTATCGAAGCCTTCTCGGCGCTGCAGCTACTCGTCGAGCGGTCACAATCGCGCTTCGCGCCCGTGCTCGCGGAGCGCGGCGAGGCGTATCGCCAATGGTATCAGCTCGCGCTCGAGCTCGAGCGGCAGTATGGTCCTGCCGAACGGGTGTGGAGCGTCATGGGGCCGAATCGACGCTGGATTTTCGAGACGTTCCAAAATGCAAATCTTCAGGGGACCGTCAAGATTCTCATGGAAGATGGCTCGCAGGCGCCGAAGACCAACCTCGGCAAACGCGCTGCAATTACGCAGCTTAATCAACTACAGCTTCTCGACCCGAACGACCCCGACCAGCGTTACGGCATCTACCGCGCGTTCGGCACGACGGACCTACTGCCGATGCTCAACGCCAACGTCCAGAATGCGCTGGCCGAACAGGCGGAATTCGAGGAATGGGCGAGTTCGAAGGGGTCCATGGTCATCGGACAGGGCATGGCGGTCATGCCGGGCATTCAGCCGGCGCCGTCCGCTCAGCAGGTTCCACCGTCGCGCGCCTACTTCGACGAAGAGCAACCGCCCGCAGCTCCGCCACCACAGGCCCAACCCGGCCAGCCAGGTGAAATGCCGCAGGAGCCGGGCGCGCAGGACCCGATGGCGATGGGCACTGGCATGATGCTGCCCCAGACCCTCATCCCCTGCCCGTTGGTGCGGAAAATCTGGCAGGACGACAACGTTCACATGGCGGAGCATCGGAAGTGGGGC